CCTCCAACTGTTCCAGATATGTCATACGAGTCACAACCAAACGCTCCTATATGTTCATTTACTGGAAAATATACTCCATGTTTTTTAACCTTTCTATTATTCAAACCTCTTTTAGGAGTCCACGACACCTTAAATCTTCCCCTAGAATCTGGAGTCCATATCACCTCTGAATCTTTTATACCATCCTTCCAGTAGAATCTACCTCTAGTTATATGATGCTCCATAATAAGAGAATCATTATAATCTATCTGCTGATATATCTTAGTTAAGTTAAACAGCGATGACTTGCTCTCGTCTCTAAATGCGTGTGACTCTGTTCTAGGAAACTGTCTGTAAAATTCATTAAGTGCGTCTGCGTCTTTTTTTAATGACTCTACCTCTGCTTCCCAATAATCTATAGCTCCATTTGTTATCCACTCATTATCTACTCCTTTAATTTTTTTCTCTGGCTTTCTAAACACTGGCATACCAAACCTATCAATAAAACCTTCCATGTTCCACTCCATTGGAATAAATAGATTATACAGTCCTGATTTAGTCTGACCATTTGCATTACGTGTTTTTAAATCTGAATCCTCAAACAAACGTTTAAAGTTTTCTCCACCTTTACTAAGCGCATTTGAAGTTGACCCCATCATACACTTACCGATTATCTTGCTACCCAACCTTAAACAAGTCTTGGTGACACGCCAGTTATTTTGAATGTTATTTGGTTTTAACCACTTACCCGATTCATCATGAACTAAAAGCAAAAGCTTTTCACCATCATAAGAGTTATCATCCGTGTTCTTCCAGTCAATCGTTGTGTCTAATCCTGTTAACTCATCATCCATAACCTCATGCATATTCTTCTTGGTTATTTTAGAAGCTGGAACTCTGAAGGCTAATTCAGTTTTTGGTTTATCCATACCATCCTGTATAGGTTTAAAAAAGAATGGAAGTCTATTTGCTATAGGAACAACCTTATCCGTAAACATTTTTTTTGCATCCGAACCAGTTTTAGATAATATACCAACCCTTGAATCTCTAGCAAGCGTTCCTGTATTCACACACTCAGATGACCCCATAAAAGAAAACCCTGAACGTCTTATTTTAAGATAGTCCATTCCAAAACATCTCTTGTCTGCTTTACAAGCTTCCCAGTATATAAAAAATATTCTATTTGCCTCACGGTAATCTGGATATCCAACATCTATACTTGTCCATTGTAGATACATATAATGAGAACCTGTAATGTAAGTTGATTTTCCATTATTGTAGAACCAGAAACCTAACTCTCTTCTATCAAACTCCGACTCTATATAATCTACCCATTTGTTTTTAAATGCAGAAGGTCTGTCGTTCCACTGAAATATAGAATTAATTCTAGATAAATCTTTAGGTAGTTCTTGCCTTTCCCAGTACTGCTCCTCTTTTTTATCAGAACGTTTAAACAACTCCTTTGGCTCTTTAGGTAGTCCAATTGCTAAACCATTTATATTTATTATCTGACCTATTGTTCCATTTCTAGATATTACTACTAAGTCATACTTTTCACTATAACCGTATAACCACGTCTTAGCTCTATTCTTTTTTGTAAGAACAGATTTAGGAATGTAATCTTTTATTACCTGATATAATTTATTTTGACCTTCGTTCTGCAAATCCTTGTTTTGTATCTGTTTTATTTACTTGTCCTCCAGAGTTAATAACCTCTTCTTCTAAATCTATTTTATTTAATATCTCAAACGCATCGAATATAGCTAGTTTTTTTGTAGCTGCTGCGTTCTTCAGTCTATCTGCCGCCAACTCATCGTCTGGGTCAGGCTTTATAATATCTTCTTTCGCTACCTTTATCAGTTGCTCTACAGCTCTACGCCCTGCATGTATAATTTCTTTTTTTAAATCCTCTGACTTCATAACTTCATTGTTATTTGATGGTCATACATTCTATAAAGCTTTTCATCGTCTACCGTAAATTCATATTCACTCTCTGGCTTGAACGATATTTTATCTCCACTCTTGACTCCTTGTGAAGATAAATATTTATTTGGGTATTTCATAATACCAATCAATGGTTCTTCTTTCCCAAGCTTCATTATAAATGATTCTTCAACAGGCACAGGTTTAACAAAACAATATCTATCATGACAAACCCACTGGTCATTATGTTTGTACATAAAGAACTGGTCGTCCTCTATAAAAAATAAATCATCTTTAAAAAAACTCTTACCACTCTGCCTTCTCCCTTTCATATCATTATAAAACTTAAATACATTATGGTGAACTAAAAGTAAATCCCCCACTTCTATCTCTCCTTCATAACCAAGCGGTGTAGCTACAACTACGCCTTGCCTGTTAGAAGCCATGTGGTTTTCCTCAGAGGTACTTGTTATAAAATCCATACCATCTATGTCTTTTGTATTGGTATATCTTTTATCATCAAGTGGCTTTACGATAAAATAAAAAGGTGACCTCATTAAAAGTTTATATTATATTCTATTGACACCGGCATGTTTGAGTTAAACTCTTTCCAGAGTAATATCTCTCCCTCTCTTTGTATCCAGATTTTGACACTATCACTTCGCTCAACATACTGTATTAAGTGAATAAAATACTTCCCACCCAAGACATCTTGACCTACTATATAATGCATAGCATCAGACTTATAGTTTGGCCCTATTGAGATTTTACGAATATCCATTAGATTAAATTTAATTTATACAAAGATATAAATAAATTACCTGCCTTGACCTCTATATTTTTTCTGGTAATACTTAGATGATTTTACTTTAGATGTTTTAGTTTTAGCATGTACTCCTGGTCTACGAGTTTTTGGTTTCTCGTAAAGGATTGCTGACATCGACTTTGCCATTTAATTAGATTTATTATTTAATTTTTCAAACGTTCTCATACCACCTAATCCAAGCATACCTACAAGAACTGTCATAAGATGCTCCATCTGTAGAGCAGGTGGTGCTGTTGCAGCTCCCATATACCATACCAGCATATCTCTTATAATAAAATTATACGCAAGAGCGATACCACACACCCATCCAATAAATGGACGCCATCCGGCAACAAAGATTGTTCTGTGCTTTGCCTCCATCTCATTGATAGCAGTTTGCATTTCAATTAGTTTTTGAGGGTCAATCTCTTTTCCTTTAATAAGTTCTCTAATTTCAAGACCTAAACCATCTACGCCTGAGTCACTGAATCCTAATAATTTTTTTAATAATTTAAGCATAAGTCCAAATTACGTGTTTTGTTTTAATTGGGTCAGCATCCACATGAATAAATGTTTTTGCTATTCCGATGCGATTGAATCCAACTTCGATAAGAGCTGATAATATTTTGAATCTATCTGCAGAGGATGTTGCATGTATGTCGGCAGCGAATCCTCTAAGATGCGACGAGTTCTCTGTCCCTCCAACCCTTGCATTATGTTTTGGAGTTCTGAAGCCGGAATTAATTTTGAATTGTGTCCCTGCAATTTGACGTGCACTGTCGAGCAGGAATAAGAAAGACTCATCCATATTCCTACCACTATCAGGGAAATCAGGCGAGTCAAATTCTGCATAACTAAAGTATTTCACTTTTTTTGAAGTAGTTGATAAATTTTAATGATTGTATAAACTATAGTTGCTAGTAAAAGTAAACTTTGTAAAGCCTCATTAATTTGAGATATACTAAGTACTAAAACTGTTATTCCTAGTATCGTAGGTTCAAAATCTAAATTCATGTTATTTTGTTTCATCATTTATAGGTTCAACTAAATCCCAACTTTGAGTTTCCTCGTTCCAAGAGTACACATTATCATCCTCCGGCGATGGCGTTGGGGGTTGCCAATCATTATTATCGTCTAAAGACCAACTTGGGTATGGCTGAGCCGCAATAAATATATCACTCTCTGAGTCGTAGGTATAGCCTATTCCAGCAAACTGTTTTCTTATATTATTATTATAAGATGTTTGCACCCAATTTGTATGACCAAAGAGCGTAGAACAAAACTCTACTCCTTTAGCTTCGCTTTCTGTTTCACCATCCATAAGCTCATTGTTGTGTACAACAATTACTTTGGTTACTACATTATTTTCGTCAAGTTCTGCAAAATGTGCCATAATTTATTTTTACAAAGTTAATTAAATTTTATTTATGAGTGAACGTATGTTCCACTCCCTGTATATGTTAATATTGTATAATCTCCGTCTGTTGTTACTGTTGGGCTACCAGTTGTAGAGCTTGAATATTCAGATGTAAGTAATCTTAATATTGCTACTCCTGAACCACCTGAACCATTTGTCCCAATTGAACCTGCTAATATACCTGCAGACCCTCCACCACCTCCACCACCGGTGTTCGCTGTTCCGCTTGTTCCGTTTTCTTGACCTGCAGTTGAATATCCTCCATTACCACCTCCATCAGTTCCTGTTCCAAACGTTCCATCTCCTGAGCCAGCTTCTGGCCCTCCAGCTCCTCCACCACCAGCATATCCTACAGACGCACCAGTAATAGAAACACTAAGGCCAGCACCTCCGTTTCCTGCAGCAGAAGAAGCGTTTTGACCGGCAGCTGATGCTCCACCACCTCCACCATTTACCTCTGAATACCCACCTAAATTTGTTCCGGTTCCACCAGCGAATCCTTGATTTGCTGTTCCAGTACCTGCTCCTTGATTTGTCCATGCACCTCCACCTGAACCTCCATTACCTCCCGTTAAATATGCTGCACCACCTGCACCACCTGTTGCTCCACCACCACCACCTGAAGAAGTGATAGTTGTTATACTTGAAGCTGCAATAGATGAATCAGTCCCTTTCCTTGAAGCAACTGTTGTTGCGGTAGTTGAACCACCTGTAGCACCAGCACCTACTGTAATTGTATAAGTGCCAGCTGATAAAGTTACATCGCTTTCTGCAGAAGCCCCTCCACCTGACGTACTTCCATAAGATGTACGAAGTCCACCTGCACCACCACCAGCACCATAATATATTCCTGCTGCACCACCACCTGCGACTACAAGGAATGACATATTACCTGCTAAAGGTCGTGGTGCTGGGTTTTCTTTAAAGGCCATGTAGATGTAAGTATCTCCATTATCATTTACTCCTTGCTGACTACCCATAGTCCAACCATCACTATCAAAACTTGATACTGTATTTGATTCGCTATCTTGTTGTGAATCTAAATTAGCAAATAATGTTTGTGGTGCAGATAAACCTCTTGCACTATCAAATATTCTCCACGAGTTAGAACCATTAATTTGTTTTATCATTAACCAATTTGGCTGAAAGCCAAGGCCAGTTATAGATTGTGTACTGCTATTCCCAGTATAAGTTCCCATCTTGCTAAACCCGGATATAGAAGTAAAACAATACGCTATATAACTATCCGATGAACTACCTGACAATGTAGTACCAACATTTATTACTGTTGCGGTTGGACTTGTTGAGTTCCAAATACTTCCACCTGACGAACCATTAACTATTTCAGCATCACTAGAATTTAATTTAATAAAATTATAAGCAGGGTTTGTACCTGAATTTAAAAAAGTGCTAAAAGAATACCAATCACCACTTCCATTTAATCTTTTTGTAAAAATAATTTCTGGAGCAGAACCTAATCCATGTCCGACTGTAGAAGCTGACCCCGTTCCGTCCCATTTAACAATACTAATTCCAGCTGCTTGATTTGCGCTAACTATAGATTGTATTGCTCCATCTGTATTTATAGTTGGAAGAGGATTAATTTTCCAGTTCCAAGCAACATAAGTTTGACCTGAAGTATTAAGAGCATTGTTAGCTCCTGTAGTCCATCCATCTGAATCAAAAGAGCTTATTGCATTTGTAGTGTTGTTTTGTGCATTAGTTTTATTGGAAGTTATTTGTTTTTCTGTCCCTCTTACAATATCAAACCAAGCATTGTCTTCAGTAGCACTTCTTCTTTTTGCCCAAACCCAAGACGGAGAAAACCCTAGTCCTGTGATTGATTGTGTACCACCATTACCTGAGTAAATTTTATTTGCAAAACTATCCGGTAAAGTTGGCGCAGCACTCGGGTCAGAACCAAAAGCTATGTATAAAAATGTTCCTCCATTAGCGTTTACTCCACCTCCAGAATCTGCTATTTGAAATCCATTAGATAAATAATTTACACTATATCCTGATGTAAGTTCAGTTTGCGTAAGGTTTGGAAAAAGTGTTTTATTTCTTGGATTAGTTGTGTTTCTTGCATTATCAGTCATAGACCAATTATCTGCACTATCTGTTCTTTTGATTATTACAAACGCAGGTTCAAACCCTGTGTTTACAATTGGCCCTGTTGCTGAACCATTACCTGTATATGTGCCAAATTTAGAATATCCGGCTTTTTCTACAAAACAATAATTTATAAATTTTTTACCACTTTCATTATGAACTCTTTCTGCGCTTCCGCTAATATATACAACAGTGCTGCTTGGTAATTGGTTACCCCAATAATTACTATCTGTTTGTTTAGCGTCTTGCGAATTAAACTCAAGCCAAGAACCAGCTGCACCAACAGCGCTACCACCAAGAAGCCAATTATTAGTTCCATAAGTTGATAGTGTATCAATACTTTTTTGTATTATTAACTCTGGGGTAGAATTTAATCCATGTCCAAAACTTTCTTGAGATGTATTTCCATTACCTGTATACTCAACTATTGAAAAACCTGAAACTTGATTTGTTTGTACTGTACTTGTAATCGTTCCATCTGTATTACTACTTGTAGTTCCTCCTCCGGCTTTCCAACACCAAGCTACATAAGGCCCTCTTGCAGAATCATTAACAACACCTCCGCCATCTGCACCTAAAGTAAATCCATCACTATCAAAAGAAACAAAACCTGTTGGCCTATTTGCTTGAGCTGAGTTTGTGTTTGATGATAAATCGTTACCTGCACCTCTTGTTGAATCGTTTAATATATGGCTTTCACCATTACTTCTATCTTTTATCCAAACAAAGTCAGGCTTAAATCCTACACCTGTAATAGCATGGGTAGCACTTGTACCGTTATATAAAACCACATTAAAGTTCTCGCTTGGTACTGCTGGTAAATCTTCGAATTGTAAATCTCTCCATTCTCCTCCATCCCAAAACTCTACTAAGTTAGTAGTCGTGTTATATCTCCACTCACCTGTACTTGGACTTGTTGGTCTCTGCGCAGTAGTTCCACTAGGCAACTTTAAAGCAGAGTTTAAGCTTGCTAAGTCAAATAATTCCGGGTTTGTAATTTTTGTTGTTGCCATAATTTAGTTTTGCACGTATGTTCCGCTTCCTGTATATTTTAATATTGTATCAGTGCCGTCTGTTGTAATAGTTGGACTTCCGGTTGTTGTTCCTGAGTATTGAAATGTAGGTATTCTTAAAACAAAAACACCACCTGCTCCAGAACCACCATTTCCTCCACCTTTTGAACCTCCACCTCCACCTCCGGTGCTTGCTGTCGCATCACCAGCAGAGCCATTACCTGCGTCTCCACCTCCTCCAGTACCTCCGGTTGAACCAATACTTTGTCCACCTCCTCCACCTCCACCAGCATAAGTAACTGACGAACCTGTAATTGATACAGCTAATCCATTTCCTCCTTGCGCTCCTGAGCTTCCGCTAACTCCTGCAGCAGATGCTCCACCTCCTCCACCTCCTAACGAACCGTCTCTTGAACCACCGTCAAATCCTTCATTTGCTGTTCCTGACCCTATAGTACCAACACAACAACCAGCTCCACCACCCGAACCTCCACTTCCAGGGGCTACATAGTGTGATGATTGTTGTTGACCTCCACCTCTTCCACCACCAGATACAGAAAGAACCGTTGTGCTGGAATAGGCTAAAGAAGTAAGATTACCATTATTACCTCGACCAAGACCAGATGGCGAAGGTGGGCTTGGCACACCCCCCGCACCTATAGTTATTGTATATGTTCCGGCTGACAATTGAATTTGAGATTCAGCGCTTGCGCCACCACCTGATGTTGAACCGAATGATGTTCTTAACCCTCCAGCTCCTCCACCACCAGAATTTTGTGCACTACCCCAAATACTTCCACCAGAACCTCCTCCACCAACAATTAAATAATCAATCAAAATTGGAAGAGCAATATTGTTTATTCTTTTCCAATCCGTCCCGTTATAATATTCTTGACATGAAGCTGAACCTTCTGATGCTTCAGACGTAGTGTTTCTAACCATACCAGCTACATCTGTAGCAGGTCTATTTAATGCTGTTCCTGTAGGAATTTTTAAACCTAAGTCTGAATGTAGATTTGTGTATATTAAATTGTTTTGTCCTCCCATGTAACCATGAACCTTACAAGCATAACTAACCACGTCAAAATTTCCACTTACCGTTATGGTAACATCTCCAGAATAATATGTATACGTGTTGCCGTCAGGCCCTGTTTGAGAACCCTCGTTTACTGCTCCTGTATAAGATATTAAAGAAGTCTTGCCATTGTTAAGAATAGCTATAGGGTGACTAGATGAAACGCTGCTTAAAACATAAGTTCCATTTACCACACCATACAAACCATAAGCCCCATTAAAGTTATATTGATTTCCACCACCAGCATCTAAATAAGTAACTGTGTTTGTTGCCGCTAATGAATAGTCAGGCAATCCACCTCTTAAATCTACTACTTGTCCTCTTACTTTTGTTGTTGCCATATTATTCTATTGTAGATTCTACCAATTCCCAATTAATAATTTCTTCATTCCAAATATACGAATTTTCATCATCTGGATAAACTACTGGTGCTTCCCATAAACAAGTATCCTCATTTAAAGACCAAGACCCAAATGGTTGTGGTGCATAAAAAGCATCTCTTACAGGGTCGTAAGTATACCCTACTCCTGCATAATTTTTTCTAAACGGTGTGCCATCGTTTTGGTTAACACCACCGTGTGTATTGTAGGAAGTTCTTTTGCATAGTCCACCTTTTCCATAATACCCTTCCCAGTAAACCGTGTTGTCTATAATTTCTGGCGGAAGTGCATGAAGCTCTTCTAGCTTTACTTGTATCTCAGCCTCAATCGCTGTAACTTCTTCTTGTGTTTTACCTGTCCTACTATCTTCTAAATCACTTATCTCTTGTTCTAGTGTTTCATCTCTAGCAGATTTCTCATAGGTCTCAGGCACTCCGGTTATAACATTGGTTACTATGCACAGCTGATTATTTATCTCTTGATACTTAGCGTCTATCTCTGCTTGCTTAGCTTCAATCGCAGCTGCATCTTCCTCAGTCGGCTCTTCAATAGAAGTAAGGTTACCCATCTCATTACTTAAAATCATTAGCTCTTCTCTTAGAGTTTCTGTTGTGTGGTCGTTATTTAAAAATGCGTAGTGTGCCATTATTATAGTGTTACTGTCATTGTTGTGGAGTTATTAAAAACATAATAATTATAAGTTGCGTCTGAATTAGTGCTTGAATATCCCCCTATGTTTGCTGTAATACTGCTTTTGTTAACCCTTACCACTACAATACCTGACCCACCAGCATACGCTGGTAATGGGGGTGTCGTGTTTGGGAAAGTAGACCTTCCACCTCCACCTCCACCTAAATTAGTAGTACCGTTTGCACCACCACCCAGATTATATTTGTCACTTTGGCCAGCACCACCACCACCTGCTCCACCAGGTGTTGCAACAGTCCATCTTCCAGAACCTCCACCACCAGCATATAATGTTCTACCAGCATCGGCAAATTCTCTTGTTGTAGTTCCTTGCCCTACCCCTTTTGTTGTACCATCTGAAGCTCCTCCATTTCCTCCATCAGTTCCTCCAGCTCCATCAGTAGCCGTACCTCCACCTGAACCACCGTTTCCACCATCGTAACTTTGTAAACCCCCAGTACCACCTGCAATTGAATAAGTAGTACCACTATTAATTATACTTGTAGTTCCTCCAGTTCCTCCAGCCGGACTTGAATCATAAACTCCTGCTGCTCCTCCTGCACCCACATTAACAGTTACGTTTCCATATAATGCTATAGTGGCTGTAGTAGTTGTATAACCTCCAGCTCCACCACCAGGATAATCACCACTTGTATTATTTTGCGCTCCACCGCCTCCACCGCCTCCTACCATAAAGACTTCAGCGTTTTGTGTTCCAGGAGGTGCAGCTGATGTATTTTCAGAAAATCTCTTCCAATTTACGTTGTCTTTGTATTCGAGTCTGTTGTCGGTTGTATTTAAACGCAGGTCTCCAGCAACTCCCGTTGGTCTTTGAGCTTCAGTTCCCTTAGCCCACACTAGACCTCCAGTGTTACCACTCATGTCAATTACGTTTGTAGTTACTTTGTTTGTTGCCATGAGCTAAGCGTTATTGTGTTATTACTACTTCAATTCCATTTGCTGCGGTTGTAGGTGGCGCTGTTGCGAAAGTTAATGTCGTTCCTGCAACTGTATAGTTTGCCGTTCCCCCAGAATCTTTGGAGTTTTGATATACACCGCTTATAAATATGTTCAGATTAGCAGACGCCGTTGGCGTTACTGATAATGTAAAAGCTGTTGTTGAGTTGTTTCCTGTAAACTGGTCTTTAACAACTGAAGTTCCTGTAGCAGTAGCTGCAACTGTAATTTCTGTTGCTGATGTTTGTGTTAAAGTAATTCCTGCACCTTCTGTAAGACTAACTGCTGAATCAGTTCCAGCTGCTGCATCTAATTGTAAAGGAACACTACTTCCAACTTTTGCGCCCGCATTTATGGTATATGTATCTCCTAAAGTTGTGGTAGCTATATTTATTTCATTAGCACTCGTTCTTGATAAAGTAATGTTTTGACCACCTGTCAGAATAATCGCATCATTCGTAGAATCACTACCTGCTAAGTTTATGTTTGTAGTTGCTGCTGGGACATCTATCGTATATGTAGTTCCAGATAGCAAAGATTTTGCTACTTGTATATTGTCAGTTCCTTTATACCCAACGAAATAATCTATATCCGCTAGAGAAGAACCTGTTGTAAATTGTGAAAATTTTACTGCCATTTTATTTTAATTAAGGTGCTTGTTCTGTTATTATGTCTTGACTTCCTAGTTCACTTACCATTTGTATTCCTATTTCCGTTACTACATCTTCTCCTCCATAAGGTGGGTTTACTGAACCTTGGTTTGTTCCTATAAAATTTCCTATGGCAATAATTAAAGACATACTACCAAAGAGCTATTATATTAGATGCTGATGTTCCAGTAGCCCATACCTTTTTAACTTGCACAGGGAAAAATGCCCCCGTGTTAATTCCTTGGAATGTTACCTCATCACCAGCAACTGTTGTTACTTTTAAATTACCTGCTGTTCCTATGTAAAGGACAGCGCCTTCTTGATTACCACCATAAATCTCATAAGCTTTTCCACTTGCTGCAAATATGTTTGCAGAGACAGTAAGTGTATTATCATCTTCAATACCAATTACTACTGCTTGCGTGTTGTCAGTTGTATTAACAATAATCATATTTAGATGCACCCCGCTAGTTAAAAACGTAGCGTTAGAATCTATTAGTTGTGTTGCGCTTCCAGAAGTTGTAGTTCCTGTTGGACCTGCAGTTCCTGTATCAGGAATGTCTGTATTATCAGATGTGTTAACTGACCATGCTTTCCCTGCTTGTAATTTTTGGTATGCCATAATTTATTTTTTATAAGGGAACATTCTGTTAAGACCATCTCGTCTTTCACTGCACCCGCAATCTTTGTTTAATTTTTCCGCTACTATATCTACAGCTTTTTTAATCCCTGTAAACTTAGTAAACTTTTCTATATCATCTCCCAGTCCTCTTGACTTCATTTTATACATATACATTTTTCATTTTTACAATCTTTCATCTTAAATGATATTGCAAATATAATCTTATTCCATCCACATTTAAAATTATGTGTAAGATTTCCCCACCATCTTGCGATATCGTGAGAAGTTTTAATAAGCCATGCTCCTAGTTTTTTCATATTATTTCATGTTTGAATCAGCTGAGTATGGGTGTTCTCCATAATACTTGTACATCCCTTTAGACTCATTTCTTCTGTCTTTTAAAGATTGTTTTTTCTTACCGTTACGAAGTGCGATTGCTTCGTCGTCTCTTGAATTGTATCCTTGTTTTTTCATTGTATAAAAATTTTATAAATACAAAGATACTAATATTTTCATTGTCTATTTTTTTGACTTAGCACCTCTACATTTCCATCGCTTTCTTGATAAGTTGTTGGGCGTGTTTGGGTCGTTTTGCTTTTTCTTGCTCAGACGTCTTTTAATACCTAGACTTCTAGCGCAGTAGCTGTCCCCTTTGGAAGTACCCGGTTTTACTCTAGGTCCACCGCCTTTAGCTTTACCTGCCTGACCATAGCTTATTCTTCTACCGTCAGATGTTACTTTTACTTTTGCTTTACCTTGTCTTGGTCTTGCCATTATGCGTTTCTTACTTTTGCTGCTTTAGTATTTGCTACTACTGTTCTACCTTTTGCTCCTTCTCTTTTTTTCTTACGAGCTGTTTGTGCTAACTGTCTTTTAGAAAGTCTTAATGCTTTTTTTCTTGGAAGACATCTATCTGGATTCTCTTTATCTTTACTCGTACCGCATTTGCCTTTTATTTTACCATCTGTTCCAATACGAACCCAATCTTGTTTTACCCAATCTTTTAAAGCACCCACTACTTTTTCATTTTAGCTCCAGCAATCTTATCTGCATAAGTTATGCTAGGGTTATTATCTAAGCCAGCATTTACGCTTAGCATACCAAACTTTGTTCTTTTACCCTTGCGGGCTTTTTTATTCATTCTACTCATTTTTTACTTTTTTTTGCGTAGTTAGGGTCTTTACAATATTTACTTGCAGCCATATTTGCATAAGCAGACGGGTATGTATCAAACGTTCTCTTTGCCCAAGCAATACCTGCTGAACAAATTTTATTCTTACGTCCTGTTTTTTTCTTAGCCATTATTACTTAGACTTAACTTTTTTACCAGTTTTTTTTGCATGCTTTTTTGCAGCTGCTTTTCCTTTTTTTGTGTAACTAAACTTTTTACTTCCTACTGTTGGCATAATTTGTTTTTTTATAAATTAATAAATTAGGGAAATCTTTAGTGCTTCCCTTTGAGCACTTGTAATTGTATTTGTTTTTATCTAATGGACTTTTAAACATTTAATTTCTTTTTCTTTTTGCTAATCTATCTTTAGTTGTTTTTGCAAATCTTTGTCCGGCAGGCGTGTTTTTAATTTTGTCTTCCATAGTAATTCTTTTTGCCTCTTGAATAACTCTGCTTGGTGTTGCTTTCCCATATTTACCACTTCCGCTTTCTACATTTTTTTTAGCAACCTTCATTATAGAATCTCTTTTAGCTTTCCTTTCAGCTCGAGTAGGGCTAGTTATTCTATCTACACTCTGGTTTCTAAATGTGTAAGAATTATAATTTTTTTTATGACCTTTTTTGTGTGGCATTATTTTTTATCCATTGGATTTTTTGTTTTCATAGTAGCATGAAGAATTTTTTCTTCTCTCGAACCCTTTGGTGCGTATACCATTTTAGACTTACCTGTTGAAGGGTTGTAAATCTCTACATCCCCAGGAGTTGAATTAATTTTTTTAATTGCTGAGTTACGAAATCCCACTGAGTCGTAATTATCCATTTTACGGATTCCTACTGACTTGGAATTGTTTTTTTTACTAGGTCTTATTCCTTTTGGCATAATATTGTTATTTTTACAAAGATAAGAAATCTAATATAATGAAATTAAAAGTTAATGACTGCTTAAAATATTGGCGAGTCATCCGATACTTTATCAAACAAAAGTATGGTTTAACTACCGGTGACCTAGACATGCTGCTGTTTCTTTACAGTGAAGATATATTTTCAAAAGAAAAGTTTGAAGAGTTTGATAACCTGCTCTCATGGGATGAAGATAGGTTTGATAGACTACTCAGAGATGGGTGGATTGAAGTGTTTCGCCGTAGGCGTAAAAAATTTAAAACACTGTACGGCCTTACGTTTAAAACTCAAAGAGTTATTAGCGGTATCTATAAAAAGCTTAGCGGGGAAGAAATACCTACAGACATGAGCAACAACCCAATCTTTGCAAAGAATGTAAAGTTTTCAGACAAGGTTTACAAGAAGATGATTATAGAGATGAACTCTACTATAAGACAACAACGACGTCTTTCTCCTGAATAATAGTAAAAGGTTCATCGTTTATTATCATAGAGTAACCAGAACGTTTGTCGTAAAAGATAAAGTCTCCCTCATCTAAATTAGACACTTCTGTACCTGATTTTATTATCACTCCTTTTTTGTATCTTAGTTGGTTGGCATCTTCTGAACTTAGAAGAAGTCCTGATGAAGTTTTAATCTCTTCATCAATTGTTTTAATAATTATATTCTTACCTATTGGCTTCATAATACGAACAAAATATTTCAGTTATGTATGTTACTTCACAGATTCCATCAACGCATACTATATCTTCCTTTTGATATTGGTCTACTTTGTATGTAATACACCTATCGTCATCCTTGTCACAAGAAGCTGCCATAAAAAACAGAAGTATTAACATGGTAAGTATGATGTAATCTAAAATTTTTTTCATTTGCTATTTTTATAATCAAGCACAAACCCAACCGCTACAAGTAAATTCATCCCTACTGACGATGCTATCTCTACCAGGTCATGAAATGAATGTATTGATAAATGAACGTGCCCTACAATCCAAAAAGGTATGGCTAAGTTTTGGCTTATCCAAATAAGTGTAAACTTAACTAGCCTCATAAGTTCTCGCCATCGTTACAATAGCATTAGTAGATAAAATTGTCACCGCTACACTCACAGCATTTTGTAGTGCCTGCTTGGTTACTTTCATAGGGTCTATAATTCCAAGCTCTATTAAGTCACCTTCCTTCCCGCTCTTTACATCCAGACCTATGTTCTTCTCGTTATACACTCTACTGTTCTGTATCCCTGCATTCTCTTGTATCTGCTTAAGCGGCTCTAGCAGCGCCCCCCCTAAAATCGCCTTGGCGATTTTTTTTGAGTTATTTTTTGACCCTTTTAGTAATAAACCCTCTTGATAAAGAGCCAGTCCAGCCCCAGGGAGTATGCCTTCCTCTAGGGCACTACGGACTGCGCATAC